AGGTCGGCCGAAGCATTAGGAATCGAGCGAAGTTAATCGTTTGTTATTCAAATAAAATCTGATTTTGACATACTTACCGAATGCCCATTTTCATTCTTTACACTAAGCCTCAGGTTGTTTCCTTTCCCACCCCATTGCATTCAATTCACAATCTTCGTGTTCAAAAGGACATTCGTAATGATGCTCAATTTTTGAATAGTTTAATAAAAATTTACTTTTCATATTTTGGGTAAAGTTAATCTTTGTTTCGGGAAATCTAGCTTAACAAATTCAATGTCGCCTAATTCAATCATTTCCTTTTCTAATATCATGATTAAAACCCCTCCTTAACGTCTGTTGTCCATTTTAGTGCTTCTGCGTAACTCCTGAACACGAATATCGAATATTGAACATTTTCGATACTAATATCTTTTAAGTACCTCATTTCGTCAAGAAGTATATTTTCTTTCATGTGCGTTATTAGAATACGCCCACACTCATCATTCCAATTAAGCAATTCGCCCCGCTTCCACCATTGAAAACAGACCATCACTTGCGGTTTATTCCCTTCTGTGTCAACCTCGAAATCTAAAAAGTGAACAATCTTTTCCTGCAACTCTGTATGAGAGCTTATCTTAAATCTTGGAATATCTTCTTTATCCAAGACAACCGGGCAAAGAGTTACGCATCCTGTCATATTTCTTCTTGGTAATTCGATGAAACTGCACTTCGTATTGATAGAATCCTGATAATAACCTGCTCAGATATTTCGTGCTTTTCGCACAAAGTCTTAAGCAATTCGTAAAATACCGACTCATCCGCAACGCTCATGTAATTATGAGTAGCCAACCCTTTTGACTCTCGCAACTCCGTGCAGATTTCAAGGATGTTATTCGCTAATAGTTCCCCGTAGATCGCCACCTTGCTATCCAAGCCGTTTGCGGTTCGCACCTGCGATATGGTCACTTTCCCACGAAACTTTACGCCAAATCTCAACTTGGTTTTATCTCGCATATTTTTGCCCGTGTTTGGACTAACTCCGAAGTGCTTTGATATGTCTTTGACTTGACATACATAATCATCGTGGTATTTCATTTGAGGTACATATAAGTAATGGTGAAGTACAAATATAGCCAACCCGTTCCATTATCGCAATATTACGCAATATTAATATGTTACTTTGTATAAAACGGGGTAATAATATGTTGTATAAATCGCACGGTAGCAAGTCAAGTATTCAGGACGTAGACACAAAGCAAGGAATTGTAATGGGTTATTTGTCGGCATTTGACGTAAAAGATTACGACGGCGACGTAGTGCGGAAAGGGGCATTTGCCAAAACAATTGCCGAGCGTGGCCCGAACGGCAAAAAATCCATTCGTTTTCTCCAAGACCACGATAAATATAAAAACGTAGGTCATTTTCTGGAATTAAAAGAAGATGACTACGGACTGTATTATGAAGGAAAAGTGGGGAACTGGACAGCAGGGCAAGATTACTTAAAAATGGTCGAAGATAAAATCATAACCCAACACTCAATAGGCTATCGAAAGATAAAAGAACAAATGAGTATTGAGGGTAACATCCTTTCTGAATTGTACCTAGTCGAAGGGTCAGGTTTGCAAGTAGATGCAGCTAACCCGTTTACGCCGGTAATAGGCGTAAAGTCAGCCGCCGATTACGCCGAATTATTTAAAAACCTTGCGAAAGCCCTAGCAAGTGGCACGTATTCAGACGAAACATTTAAGACGGTAATCATACCGCAATTTGAATATATACAAGAGCAAATAAAGCAACTCACAAAGCCGTCACCAGACACTTTGCCGACGACAGAATTTCTCGAATTAATCGAACAATTTAAAATCTAAAGCAAAGAATGGAATTAATTGAAATTAAAGCCGCAATCAAAGAACAAGCGGACGGAATCAAGTCGCAAATCGACACCCAAAAACTAGAGTTTATCTCTATGGTTAAAGAAAAAGCCAGCACCCTAGAATTAAAATCCGCTCAGGATAAGTTAATTGAACTGACCGACTTATTAACTAAGCAGCAGGACAAGCTAGACAATATCGAACTAAGTCGCAAAAGCACGAATCAAACGGGTTCTGTATTCGCGAACCAATTAGCGGATAAAGTATTTACAAAAGACAACATCCCAAAAATAAAGAGCGGGATGAGAATGACGTTTGACGATATTCAGTTAAAAGCCGTTTCAGACATGACACGTGGCTATTCTGCCACAGTTGGGCTGAGGGACCTTTTTGCAGATGTAGAAGCGGGGATTGCCAAAGCCCCAAAAGCAACACCCAATATATTAGATTATATCCGAATAGGCACAACTAATTCAGAAATCGTAAAGTGGGTTATCAAGACAGCTTCGGAAGGCGGCGTGAGTCAAACTGCCGAAGGAGCCAAGTTCAATCAAGTTTCTTACAAGTTTGACAAGGAACAAGCATCAGCAAAGAAAACAACCGCTTATTCTAAAATCTCAAAAGAAAACATTGAGGATGTAGAATTTACTTTGAACGAAACTATTGTCGAGTTACGCGAGGATTTCTTAATCCAAGTTGGAACCCAAGTACTTAGTGGTGACAATTCAGGCGAGAATCACAATGGTATTATTAACCAAGCAAGTGCTTTTGCTCGTCAGGCAGGCATAGGAACCTTAACGGGTGTCACTATGCGAGATGTTTTAGAACACGCATATTTGCAAATTATCGTAGCTGGTAAGGGGAAATATACGCCTAATGCTTGCTTAATTAGTCCAGCAGACTTGACGAAAATTAAAACAATTAAAGACAGCACAGGACAGTACGTAATGCCTTTGTATCTTTCAAATACGGGTTATGATGTTAACGGCATTCCTTTGATTGCTGACCATAACATTACGCCGGGAACTTTTCTAATGGCCGACTTTACGAAATTTGCATGGTTCAATTACCGAGCGTTAACAATTAACACGTATGACCAAAACGAAGATGATGTCTTGAAAGATTTCATCACAATTGCGGGATCGCTTAGAGCCGTTTCACGTATCAAAACTCCAGAACTGGGTGCGTTTGTTAAGGGGACATTTTCAACGGCGGCTACCGCACTACAAGCGTAAAAAATATGTATAGAGTTGCAATTGAGTTTGCAGGCGTAGCGGTAAGGACAGTTCTAACGAACGTCCCTGCCGAATACGTAAACGAACTTATCAAAGACGGTTTTATTACCGAAATAAAAAACACTAAAGCGAAAAAATGACCTACGGAATTATCGTAAAGAAGTCGGGTGAAACCATCGGTGCAGAGCCAGTTAGCTTATCGGACGTGAAGCAATATCTAAACGTAACGTTTGATGCTCACGACACTAAACTAACTCGATTAATTACGTCTATTCGTGAGTCGTTAGAGCAATTCAAGAACGTAACACTAATAGACGAGCGTAGTGTTAATGTGTCTTGGCAGACATTTTGTGATGATGAACCCCTCCCGTTTCTTCCAATTAAGGCAAACACAACCGTTACCGTAACAGACCTTTTAGGCGTTGCGATTGATGCAAGTTCGTTCACATTGTTAGATACGGGCGGTTTCATTACCTTAGTTGGGGAGTTTCCCAACGGTGTCAAGCTAAGTTACATTACATCAAAGCAGTCTATTTCAAATAATATCAAAGAGTTATTGATTCGCTCGGTAGCCTCTTGTTTTGAAAGCGATATGACACCGAAACAATCAGTACGCAAACATTTTAATTATGTCGAAATCTATTAAGCCTAAACTAACTCCCGAAGAAATTAAAGAAATTACCGATTTGGTTTTTTTGACCAATACGAGTATTGACGGGGTGGTTTATCAAAAAGGACAGCAAGTTCTTTCGGTTTCTTTAGGCATTGATAAAACAAGATTGGACGATATTTTAAACCGCTCATTAGCACGATACAAGGACGATGGAGAAGTTTAGTGAACCAATTCAGATATGTTCAAAGGCAAAAGCGACAGATGCAGCGGGTGGCGTAATCGAATCAATCGAAACAATTCACGACACAGTAAACGCAATTATTACGCAATTAGCCCCGAACAAGGATAGCAACGGCAGCCGTCAGGAGTTCGGCCAAAGCTACAAGATAGAGTTCTGGAAAAATCCTAATTACGTGATTGACGAAAGTTACTACATCAAGTTCCGTTCGTTTCGCTTAACGATTCAGTCAGTTTTATTCACCCAAGATGATAAAAAGGTAATAATTACAGCAGCACGATGAACGGTTTAACCAATTTTAATGAATGGCGAAAGCAGGCAGAAGCCTATAAAAGAGCCGTAAAGCAAGTGGCACAGCAGAACATTGAAGAAGCGGCGGGATATGCCGAAACAATGGCGAAGGGTTCCGCCCCAGTTCAATACGGTTTTCACCGTCAGAACATAAAAGGCTCCGTTGAAAATGCGGGGTACACGGCACGGTTAACAGCTAACGCCACATACGCACCTTATTTGGAGTTCGGTACGGGTGGCGGTGTTGACGTTCCGCGAGGATTTGAAACTATGGCAAAACAGCTAAAAGGGCGTGGGATTAGGCAAGTAAACCTACCCGCACGGCCACACATTATTCCCGCCGCATATTCGGCACTTGACTTTTTGACACGCAACATCGAAGCCGATTTAGATAAGTTATGAAAGATGCTACGTTCTATCTGCTTACTGAAATTTACAGAATCCTGAATGGTAACGTTTCGGGTGATCTCTTTTCTATTGAGCAGCCACACAGCGAAACGTCTGATTTATTTGCAAAGGTTACGAGCGGGTTTATGACTTCGAGCAACACAAAAGACACCTTCACGGGGACTTACGTGGCTAACGTGGACGTAATAAATCGAGTAAGTAACACCGCATTAAGTTACGTTGCCTTAGATGCCCTTTGTAACGAGATAACAGCATTATTAACGCCAACTCCGAATCAAAAAGGCATGGTTGAGAATAACGATTTTAGCCCAATTTATGTACGGGTAACAGGAAGCACAAGTTTCACGGACACAAACGACACGAACTACATTTTACGACGAGTTTTAAACATTGAATCACGAATTAAACAAAAATAATTATGAGCCACATTTTAGGCAACAACTACCGTCTTTCTATCGACATGGGTTCGAGTACTCCTACTTGGAAAACATTTCAAGACGAAGTAACGGTAACATTAACGCCAACCAATGATAAGGTTGAGGTGACAAGCAAGGACACGGGCAAGCATAAGAAGCACATTAAAACGTTGCTCGATCACACTGTAAGCATCACGGCGATTGAGAACAACGCACCCGGGCTAAACTCACTGAACTACAATGACATTTACTCTTTGTACTTACTGAATTATTCAGATGCAAACGGCGGTGTTAAGTCTTTCAAGTTACAATCAACCGTTTCGGGTGATAACCTATTTTCTTTCACCGGATTTGTTGAATCCCCAACCCTACCCGCTCCGAATAACGGATTGGTTGAGTATTCATTTAACGTACAAGTTGTTTCGCTTCCAACAATTGCCGAAGTAGCATGACATTTGAATTAAAACACGGCGAAAACGCCCTTTCACTTTCGGTGAACAACAAGTCAATGAGGATGGCGTTAGCTTCCGTGCAAAGCATGGGGTTTGACGTACGAAACTTAGACGTATTTACGCAGAGCGAATTCATGATGGAGTACGCTTACAGCTCTTATGTGGTTCAATGCCGCTTAGACCGCAAGCCAGTTGCGTTAAACGTGGTAGAGTTTGAGGATATTATAACCGCAGAGGTTGAAGAAAAGGTCAGTAATTTACCTGAACTTTTTGAAGAATTAGCAAACTCTTTGGTCAGTACCGTTGAAAAGCAACAAAAAAAAACGAAGGGGAAAGTCAAACCGACGATGAATTAGAAGCATACTTTTGTGGTGAAATTGGGCTTGCTCCTACGCTATTTTGGTATCAAATGACGTGGCGGCAAGCCCTTAACGTTTCAGAGGGTCACAGAAAAAAAGTAGCCCGCGAGTTTGACCGTGAAAAGTTATTGCACCGGGGCGTTTATACAATGATTCATAACTTTTTAGTTAAGGAGGGCGACCGTAAAGAAGCCCACGTACTTTACCCGACTGAATTTGACGATCAGCAAGAAAAGGAAAATTACAGTATGCCGATACAGAACGTGAAGAACTTATTTTACACAATATTTGCCGACAAGGTTGTAAAGGATGAATAATAAATTATTTGTTGACATAGATGCACTAACCAATAAGTTCAACGCCAAAGTGAACGGGGCGATGGATAAGCTGCAAAACTTTGGTGATAAAGCTACAATGGTTGGCGGTGCGTTATCTATTGCAATAACCGTTCCGGTATTATTAGCGGCAAGACAAGCCATTGCTGCTGCTTCTAATGTAGAGGAAGCCCAGAATAAAGTTAACGTTGCCTTTAAGACTTCATCGGGTGTTATTCACGAGTTCGCAAAGGACAGTCTAACCAATTTCGGTATCAGTTCAGGGGCGGCACTTGACGCAGCGGCGTTGTTCGGTGATATGGCTACAAGCATGGGCATCAACACCGGTCAGGCAGCAGAAATGAGTAAAACGCTTGTCGGGTTAGCCGGAGATTTGTCAAGTTTTAAGAACATACGAATAGACGTAGCAGAAACAGCCCTCAAATCAATCTTTACGGGCGAAACAGAAAGTCTAAAAGGGTTGGGAATTGTAATGACGGAAGCCAACTTAAAGGCATTCGCATTGTCGGAAGGTATTCAAAAGAATATCCGTGACATGACCGAAAGTGAAAAGGTCAATTTACGGTACGCCTTTGTAATGGCAAAGACGACCAACGCACAAGGAGATTTCGCCCGAACGTCAGACGGGGCGGCAAACCAAACCCGAATTTTAGAGGAAAGTATTAAACAACTTTCGGCGGGATTTGGAGAGCGGTTACTTCCGATGTACGCCAAAGTATTACAGTCAGTTAATAAGGTTATTACCTACTTTGACAACTTAGACGGTGGCACAAAGGATTTAATTTTGCAAGTCGCAGGTTTAGCCGCCGCTATTGGGCCGCTATTGTTGGGCGTTGGTGGGGTTATTCAATTAATGCCAGCTTTAACGTTAGGATTTGCCGCACTCACGGGGCCGATTGGTTTAACCGTTGGGGCGTTAACCCTCGCAGGAGTTGCCATTTATAAATATGTCGATGATTGGGAGAAGGGTTTTGCCCGAATCCATAAGGCATATTTGCAGCTTGATTTAGTATTGGCAGGAATTTTCAACGACAGAGAAACCGTTCAGATTGATACATCCGAAATAGAAAGATTAAATAGAATTATAGATAGAACCTACGAATCAGCTACGAAGCTATACAAAAGCCCTGCGTTTGATTTCTTGCGGGGTGGCGATTCCTCTTTCTCGATGGTTAAGAAGCCGAAAAGCGTCATGATTGACGAAGTGTTTGCGGCGATGGCGGGGAATAAGCCGAAGGCAGCAGACCCAAAGCCAATTAATCCACTTGCGGGTTTTGGCAAAAAAACATTAAAAGAAATAGAGAAGGAAGCCGCTGAATTGAAAATAAAGGCACAAGATGCAATAGATTTAGCCTTTCAAGCTATTCGCGATAAGTTTTCTGAAGCTGCATCAGGAGCCATCGATATGCCAAGCATTATAGCGGCAGGAACGGGTGGAAAAACGGTTGGCAATCAGATTGCCGAACTATTCGACCTTGACAGCTTTGGAGAAAATTTAGACAAGCGAGTCGAAAAAATTAAAGGCAAAATTAAAGAATCGGTTCAGGGCATTACAATTTCAATGACCGAAGAAGCCCTGATGATGAAAAACGTAGCGGGGGCAGCCTTAAATCAATCGTTCGCAATTTTAGCCGAAGGTTTAGCCACGGGCATATCATCATTATTTAATCAGGATATTGATTTTAACTTTTCCAAAGTAGTTGCGGATGTTTTATCAGCTGTTGGCGGTATGTTAATTGCTATCGCCACGCCATTAGTTGCGGCGTGGGCTTTAGGAACTTTAGCAACAATGGGGGCAACAGTCGCACAAGCACAAGCAGCAGCGGGAATGTTAGCAATCGGAGTATCTTTGAAAGGCGGCGGTATGGCAATGTCAGCCAACATGAACAGCAACACCGGAATACAATCGCCACGGATGGGCGGCAGTAGTTCCGCTCCTGCTTTCTCAATGCCTACTTTAAACTTAAATATTAACGGGAAATTAACGGGTTCGGGTACGGACTTGGTTGCAGTAATTAACGAAACTAAATATTCTTGGAATGGCTAAAAGTTTAAAATATTTCTACGAATACCGTTCGTTCATTGGCAACAATTTACATAAGGTTGAGATTTGGGTCGAAGGTTTTTCGGGAACAGCCGAAGAACTACAAGCGGGCAAACCCGCGTTGACGATTGAGCAAAACAAAACCGTTGCGGAGCAGTACCTCGGTGGGTTGGTTCCTACCCGTTTTTTACTACAAGCCATATCAACGGCAACTTTCAAAGAATCGGCGTTTGATAGTCAAAGCTACGGTGATTACTCTATTCTAAAATATACCGATAGCGTTCTGGAATATGAAGGAATAATTGACCCGTTTACCTCACGTGATTTAGACCTTCCCGACGGGATGTTCGCCACCCAGATAAGTGCGGAGTGTGGGCTAAACTACCTCAAAACGGAAACGTTCACGCCCACCAACGTCCGGGTTAGGTTGCTTAATGTACTAAAGGCGTGTATTGACAAGCTACCCCACAAGTCAAACTTTGGATTTAGCATTGTGGATAACACCACAGTAAGCACGGACAACTTAGGAACAACCACCGCCAATTATTGGGATTCGTTCGTAGATGATCGGCAATACAAGGACAAAAACTGTTACGATGTTTTAGCCGAAGTACTTCAAGCATACAACGAACTTTACCTTTCAAAGGGGAAATGGCACGTTCGCAACATTGCCGAAATGAACCGTGGCAATAGTACGGAGCGGGTTTACAGTTCAACCTTAACGCTACTCAGCACCACCGCATTTAACCGAGTGGTAGCCGCAAACGTTGAGCGTAACGCGGGCGGTAACTTTGGCAAAAACTTTAGCTTAAAAAATGTTACGATTGAAAAGCCGAAAAGTTTATCGCGTGAATTATTTGAAGCGGGCGAGTTCAACGACTTAACGGGGTGGACGTCTAACGGGTTAGGCGGGGTTATCTTTACGGCCACGGACGGCAAACTTGACAACCAAGAATTTACCACGTATCAACCTTCGGGAGTTGATAACGATTATATTCAAAACACGGTAGGCGTTTCGTTCTTTCCGTTCAACAATTTATTTAATCAAGCCGAAAACGATAAATTATCCATAAAGATAAAAGCCACTTCGGGCGGGTTTATTCAGTCGTTACGGTTTCAAATTATTGTTGTACAAACGGGAAGCCCAGAACGCCGCTACCACCTAACGCCGCAGGGCGAGTGGGTAATGGAAGCCGCTTCGGTTACGAGTTACCCGATTTATACACTCGCACCTAAAGACAGCGAACAAACAATCGAGATTCCAAAACCCCCGTATAATGCGGCGGTTAGTCCGTTTGTAATTCCTAATTTTGATGGATGGTACACGGGCAATGTGTTTACTTCTCCGCTTGCAAATTTAGAATACAAGGTATTTATACGGGTGTTTCAGCCCGAACGAAATATTGTTAGCATTGCAACCACGGGCGGCGAAGTGCTAATTGACTACATTAGAATAGTTTCAGAGCAGCTTAACAATGAACTCTTTGAGGGGTTTGTAAAAGAGTTTAGCGGCGATAATGCAGCAGACCGAAATAATAAATTACCGATTAAGGCAGCAACGGGATTTCCCGTTTTTCCACAAGGATTAGAAACGTTATATCAAGCAAGCACGGGCGATGCACACTTTACGAAGTTTAAGTCAAACGGTAGCATATTTTACACCGACCTATCAAACCACATTGCAAAGAATTATTTAGATAGCCTTTCAATTAGGTTAGGCACTTACGAAGGTGAGTTACGCGGCGTTTTGCATTTTGGGGACCTTGTGGCTATTGATTCGGACGTTTACCGAATCCATAACCTTAGCCTTGATTCGACAATGGGTTTCGCACGGGTTAAGGTTGTGAAATTAACCGTTGCGGACGTTACGCCAATTGCCGAACCCGTTGTAATTCCCGAAAACTTTCAACGTTGGTTAGGTGAGTTCGATAGATTAAACCCACGGGAGCGGTTCCCAACTTTTTTAAGTGAAAACTTTGAAAGCAATATCGGAAGAAACGGCGAACGAACCATAGCACTAAAGCCACAGATACGAGCCGAATCATTCCTTTCAAAAACGGGCGAAGTGTTCTTACTTAAAGAAAGTAACGAAGCGGGCACGGGTTTGATTTGGGTCGATAAAGATTATGCGGTAACGGATTCAATCAAGCCAGTTACGGCGGGTTACGAGTTCAAATCCGAAGCAAGCCCACACACAGCCGTTTTGGACTTCACCGCACTATCTCAAAACGTCACAATAAAAGTGCCCGATTTAGCCGTTAACAGCGTTATTGCAACCGACGCAACGGCGTGGATGCGTGGAGCAACGAACGTATTAACCTCAAAAGATTTTATAGGTTCGGCAAGTGGGAATTTCGATATTGGGATAAAGCGTAACGGTGTTGAGATAGCAACGGCAAAAAGCACGGGTGTTGATGTTGTTGGGAAGGTGAAAGCGGCAACGGTGAACGCCACGAGCCTAACAACAAATAGAATTATAAAGAGCGGTGCGGATGGTTTGCTTTCGGACAGTCTAATTTTCGATAATGGCACTAATGTTGGGATTAATGCCAATCCTATCGTATCGGATAAGTTTCAAATATATGGCAATGGGTTTAATCTAGGGATATATCGGAACATTGACTTCAATCTTATCGGGGCTGCTGCGTCGATTCTATCTGTCGGGCAAATTGTTGACGCTATCCCTACGCCAGCTTATGATTTGATTGGATTTTCTACAACGAAGACAGATGGTCTATTTCTATTAAGAGTTAGAAACGCTAACGTAATGACTGAATATATCCGTGTATTGTCAAGCGGGACTATTGGATTTGGAACGACTGTTCCCCTCGCAGGTACAAGGATAGACGTAAACGGCATTACCCGAACTACGAACCTAAGAATCACCAATAACGCTGCGGCAGGCAAAGTGTGGCAATGTAGTAACGCAGACGGGTCGGGCGTATGGACATCACCGCTAACGTCTGAAAGGTATATCGGGGAATGGGATGCAGGTAGCGGGGGTGCCCCGTCCGCAAGCCCAAATACGGGAGATTATTATAGAGTAAATGGAGCGGGAACTTACGCAGGTGTTACTTATGCTTCGGGAGATGATACGTATTGGAACGGGTCGGCGTGGTTGCTGCGTAAAAATTACTTAACATTGCCGAAAGCGACATCGGGTATATTGGGTGGCATCAAAATTGGGTCAACTCTCGAAATAGACAGCAGCGGAATCGTAAACCAAAAAACGGGAGTAGTTACGGCGGGTGATTATCAGAACGTAACGGTAGACACTTACGGACGGGTGACGGGTGGCACGAATCCAACTACGATTGCGGGTTATGGGATTACGGATTATAATAGTTTGTGGGATGCTCGCTTAGGAACGCAAATAGCTTCGGCTAATTATTGGACAAGGGAGGGCAACGGTCAACTTAATTATAGCAACAAGGTAAATGTTGGTCTAGTATCAAGCCTTAGTGGGGGGGCGTATTTGAACGTCCGTAATAATATTTCCCTCTATGCTGACGCTAGTAATAAGCATAGCTATATCGAAGTTGGAAGTTACTATAAGACTTGGGCAATGTCAACGCAAGGAACTACCCCTTCTAACTCAAAGTTTGCTTTTTTTGCGGAAGGGGTTAACCCGTTAACTCTGCATGGGAATGGAAATGTCAGCGTAAAATCCAACACTGATAATGGTTTTGCAACCTTACAAGTTGGTGGAACTATTCAGCAATCAGTAGCGAGTAATTACCTAAAAGCGGATGGGAATGGGGTTATTGTTGCGGCAAATTTCGCAACCGATTGGGATGCAAAAATGGCAACGTTCATTGATACCGCTCCCGAAGCACTAGATACATGGATTGAACTTGTTACAGAAATTCAAGACAATGACTCTCAGATAGCTAACTTATTTACTCAGATAGCTACCAAACAAAGCAAGTTTACTCAAAATGGTTTTGTCAAGTTATCGAGCAACGGTGAAACGGTGAATTATTTGACAGCCTTAGCAATGTCCGATATTTCAGGTCTTGAAAACTCACTTAATCTATTAGAACCTAATTTCTCAAAAAACACGGCGTTCAATAAGGATTTTGGAACAAGTTCGGGAACAGTTGCACAAGGGAATGATAACCGAATTTTGAACGGGCAAACAGCGTTTGTGTACGGAAATCATGCGAATGCGGGCTATCTAACAGAGAACTTCTTCGAGCATCAGTTCTCCGATGGTTCAGGGGGTGTTCGGAATGAATACGGGTTAAGGTTCTACGACCAAGACAACCTTGAAAAAGGGCGACTAACCTACGACATCGAAAATGAATTAGTTGGATTTGCAACGACTCACGTAGACGAATCAGGGTCAGCTTTTACTATGCGAAACGTATTCGACGATGCAGGGCGATTGGTCCAAATTAACGGTTCGGGTGATGCAAGGGCGTATGCGTTTTCTGACGAAATACAATCGAGCGGCGGTAGCACAACGCCCGGTCTACAAGATGTTGCAACAATTGACCCGTTAACACGAATTAGAATTAAGTACAACGAAGGAACAGCAACGAACGTTGCGGCCTACGACTTCGCATTGGTATCAGACACGCAAAGATTAAGGTATCGGGCAAACGGGCAAAACGTCGAAAACTACGCTCTAATGTCTGATTTGGCAGGGTTAGGCGGTAGTGCTACGCCCAATTTGCAATCGGTAACAAATGAAGGAGCAAGAACCACAAATGACATAATTCTGAAAAACGTATCTGATGCAAACTTGACTGGGTTATCGTTCGAGAATAGCAGCGGTGTTGCTCAGGCTTCCTTCGTATTCTATCAAGCAACGAACGCTGATAAGTTTGAAGTTAAGTCTTTGCGGGGTTTGGATTTGATTGGATCATTAGCGGTTAATATCAAGAGCATCGGTTCTAATATGCTACTTGAAACGCCGACTGATTTGCGATTGAAAGCTAACACAATCAACTTGGATGCCCCCTATCTATCCGTCACCGTTCCAAACGCAAACTTAAGTGATGCGTATGGTTCGAGGTATGCAATTGAAAAGGTTAATATTGGAACAACCCAGAACCCCAACACCAGATTCCAATGGGTGAAAATTAACTAAAATTTTTCAATTTAATATCGTTATATTGCACAATATTAACATATTAGAAAACACTATATATGACGAATAGAGAAGCGATAGGTACACACGCCGCGATAATGGCATTAGTAAACGGCAAATCCGTAGAGTTCATAGGCAAAGCAAAGTTATTGCAATTGTCAAAGTCAATTGAGTTGATTAGTGACGAACTCCAAGATTTGCAAAAAATCGAAGCAAGCGACAAAGAAGCGGGGATTGAATCTTTTTTTGAGGAAACTTTTGAGTTCACCCCGCTTGCATTAGACCTATTCAAAACGGTAGACAACACCCTGACAAGCCTCACTTTCACAAACGGCGAGAGTGAAAAAACAGCAACTGAATCAAACCTTGCTATTCATCTAGTTAATAACGGATTTATCAAATGAAAAAAATACTCTTATTCTTCCTACTCTCTTTTGCCGCTCACGCTCAAATATTCAGGGCCGTAAATCCGGTTGACCCGCTAACGATTGCCGAAAATAGCGGAAAGTTCGGCACGTTGGTCACTAAAAAATACATAAACGGAACGCAAAAGTTCTATTATCTTACGTCGGACAACGAGGGAAACATAAACCCATTTGCATTCCGGCAGGGTAACATTTTCAACGACTTGGCAAGCGTTCAATTACCCGCTAATTTCAGCACTTATAACTTTTTTGATTGCGGACTTTTCGACGGATTAACCGTGGGAATCTGGACGGTTGCAAACAAGCCAACAAAAATAAGGCGGTTCAACGATGCGTGGTGGGTAGTACAAGAGGTTGACCCCGTTTCGTCACGCGATGTATTCCAGCCGCGAGGTATTAACTTCTTGACAACAACGAATCAGAATATAAGCTACGAAAAAATACTAGACAGTCGGTGTTCTTCTCAGCTTTCAAATCAAGTTACTGGAACGGGCGGGTTAGAGCTTACGCCGAACTTCTCCGCTCCCGACGGTTACGAATTGGCGGGTGAAGCCTACCAGAAAATCAATCAGGTTGTAGTTACGGATTGTGCTACGTGTACACCGTTCGATAACTCGTTACCAACTGCGGCAAGTACATTCAAAGGTCGCGTTCGATTCGTGAACGATTCCGAAAACCCTAACATAATTTGTTGGGCGTACAATTCAGCCGCCCCAAATACGCCAGTTGATTTGGATTTGTACATTGGAAATTTCAAAGTCATGACCGTCAAAGCGGGTTATATTGCCAACGATGTGGTTGAGGCATTCCCGAACGATAACCTAACAAATAATGGACTCTATAATTTTAGATTCGACCTAGAACACCTCTATTGGTGGCAGAACGGCAACGGGCAACCCGTCAAGGTAACTTTTGCGGGAACAAAAACAGAATTGGAGTTTGATAACAACAATCCAATCCCCGAAGATGGTAGTTCTCGATTACCCCCAAAAACAAATATTACAAAAAACAGCGGTGGTACGGGTAACTGCTTCGCTTATCGGGATAATGTTATCCTACCAAGTTACGCAGCCAATTACATCACGGGCGTAAATATCGCATCGCAAGGTCTGTCCGTAACGCCATATAACACATCCTACGACGTTATCGAAACAGCAACTTATAAGATTGCGTTGGCTAACTTAATGGGTGCTACCCCTGACTGGATAGGCAAAAAAAGTGAAACAAGAAGCCGAAGTCTACAACGCGACTCAGGGATGCAATTTGGAATATATGACCCGTATATCGGTGAACCGTCTGAAATTCAGACCATTTTTCGAGGCGTAGATGGTCAAAGTGGCAGAGGGTACACCACCACCGAACCTACGCGAGCGTGGAACGGATTGCCACAAGGCGTATATGAATTTGAATTAAGCGGACGGTCTGGTGGTTTCAATTTCGGTGGCGTACCGTTTTTCAAGGAGTGGAATAATACAACAAAGCTACTTACAACTCAGGCAAATCTCTATCAATACGCGTTTGCATTGAATAATGACAAAGTTTTTGCCGACGCGACCAACGAACAAAAAATTAGAGCAGTTGCTGACAATGCGTTTGAAATTACCTACAAAATTAACCTTAATCTAACCTACTTGAATGGGTTACAATTTGCTCAAATAAATCCGTTTGGTTTCTTCAATACTGAATACAGATATGCTAAGTATTATTCAGGCACTACGCCATTCAATAACGGCGATTTGACTACGATTGACATGGACGGATTACCTAACCAATCCGACCCAGTTTTGTCTGAAATCACAAGCGTAATTGCCACCGAAAAATGGGTTGCATTATTCAATGCGGCAGGTACGGAAGGTATTGGAATTGTATGGAATAGAGAGGACTCCTATCGTGCTTCTGTGCAACAAGAAGACCAATTGGGTGCGGGTGGAAACGTGATATATTACTTTCCGAACCGTGACCGACCTACCGTCTACCCTACTGAATCAATCGAAGACAAATATTATATCGTAATGGGGTCAATCTCCGAAATACGTGATTTTGCATACAAATTAAACGGTTTTCCGTGCTACAACTAAAATAAAAACAACATGATAACATTCTTAGCTATATCAAATATAATTCTATTCAGCGGCATAGTTTACTTTGCCGTAAAACTAAGCAAAATACGGGTCAGCGGTTCGGACGTTTCACCCCCGCTTGACGATTATTTGTCGGCGGTGAAAATGAACGTAGTGAACGTAAACGCCCTATTTGAAGCACTCAAAACTGAGCAAGACAAACGGTACGTGATTCTTTTGTCAAAATTGGAAGAGTTCAATAATCTTTTAGGTGCGATGGACGAAATTTTGCAGGGGCAGGAAATAACACACACAAAAATAAACGCACTAAGTAAGGGTTTGACTCCCGCCGATATTACTGCCGCAGTAAACCAAGCATTTGATAAGCAAATTAACGGGTTGATTTTGTCAGATACAAAGGGTAATGAATTAGCCATAGAATTACTTGACACAAAATGAAACTATCCCAGAATTTTAGCCTTCTCGAAATGATTGAATCACCTACCGCAAGGCGATTAAATTACACCGAACAATTCGAGCCACCATTACACGTAATAACAAATCTTACGTGCCTAATCGAAAGCGTTTTGCAGCCAATGAGAACGGCACTAAGCAAGCCTATAACGGTTACTTCGGGGTATCGTTGTGAAAGATTAAACAAGCGTGTCAGGGGGGCTAAAAACAGCCAACACGTAGGAGGCGAAGCGGCAGATATTAGGATACATGGACTAACGACAGACGAAATAGTTGACTTCGCCATTCGCTTCAATATCCCCTTTGACCAAATTATTGAAGAGTTTGGGTCATGGGTTCATATCAGTTTTAGTCAGGTGAGTAATCGAAGAGAAGCGTTACGAGCAACAAAGAACAGTTCAGGTCGAACAGTTTACACAAAATATTGAAATACATAAACCAAAGAAAACACAATGTTAATATTCGTCAGCACAGCGTTTAACTCGCTACAAACGCACCTCAAAACGGTCAGAATTGAAGAATTTGGATTTGCAATGTTGATTGCAACACTAATCAAATTCCTGACCCAAAGTTGGCAAGTAAACGCCTTACTGTTCATCGTTTTAATCTTGATTATTGCGGTCAATACGTGGAGCGGTGTACGGTTGTCGAAAAAGAAAGGACAGTACAGCTTGAGAGTTTTGAAAGAAAAACTGATAGCAAAATGTATAGGTTATTTCATTTTAATTATCACCATCAGTCTGATGGTGATAATGTTGTTTTTGGCATCCCTGCGTGACGGAACGATGATATTTCCAGAATATTATTTGAATTTACTGGTTATTCTAACCTTCGTTATGCTCGGTATTTTTGAAATCAAAAGCGTCCTCGAAAACTTGAAGGAAAGTAACACGCACGTACCCGAATTTTTGGCCAAGGTGATTGGCAAGGTTGAAGAGAAAGTAAACGATATTATCAAGTGACCTACCCCATTATCCGAGTACTTCGATACAAATACGGGGTGAGCAAAGCTGTCGCCCTAGCAACGGTTAAGGCAATCCGCAGACGATTGAATATGAAAGCGAACGAAGAGGTTACTGAATTGATGTACCTAAACCACAAAAAATGACAAGACGCAAGCAGGTTTTTCAAGAGTTCGACAGCATGACAAGCGAAGAAATTAATGAGCGGGGTTTTGCTCAGACTCTTGCTGAGAAATACGGTTACACAAATAGTTCGGCAATCCTAAAGGCGAAGGCCGAATATTTTGCAAGTAAGTCGGATGAAACGGGTAACGCAGGAATCTTAGAGGCGTTTGCAAAAATCGGACTAAAAAAAGAAACCGCCGACCACGGATGGATAAAACATAAAGAGATTTCTGCCCACTTCAAAAACCCTTATTACTCTGCCGATAATATTCAAGATGTAACTGAATCATTCGAAAAAATCTTAAAGAAATATCAGACTAAGATTTTCAAGAAAGCCCCAATAATCAAAGATTCGTTTGAAAAAATGTTAATCGTCACGACTACCGACGATCATGTAGGGATGAACCCAAACCCACACGGATTGGGTCTATTCGAGTACGAATACACGCCGCAGGTGTACAGAGATAAGTACGAAGAGGTTTGGGCAACTATCTGCAAAAAGTACGATGATAACCGAGGGGCGTTTGACGTTCTTTGCTTAGATAACTTAGGAGATGAACAAGACGGGTGGCATGGTTATACGACCCGTGGGGGGCATAAGTTGCCGCAGAACGCCACAAACTTTGAAGTTGCCGAGGTCGTCATGGATACGAAAATTGAACTATTACACAAGTGCATTGACAATGGCATTGCAAAGAAGGTAATACTTCGCAAAGTGGGTAACGATAATCATTCAGGCGATTTTGGTAAGATTGTCAATCTTGGCGTTAAAAAAGCTATTGAAGCAACTTATCAAAAAGAATTAGTTGAAGTGGACATTTTGCACAAGTTCATCGAGCAACGATTTTGGGGCAAGCACGCGTTTCTGTTAACGCATGGTAAGGATGAAAGCGATAGAAAGTTTGGATTGCCGTTCTATTTGAACGACAAATCTATTAACTATTTGAAATCTTACATTGACCACTACGGACTGAATCAAAAGTATGATAGAATCCACCTAGATAAAGGCGATTTGCATCAACTTGGGAGCGAAACGATTAAGTCACTTACGTACAACAACTTCATGAGTTTCGCCCCGGCTTCGAGTTACTGCCAACATAATTATGCAAATAATGCTCCCGCTGGTTTTACGTGGCGAATAGTTCACAAGCAAGACACACAAGAAGAAAGAGGTAACATTTATTTTGACTATAAGAAAATATGAAACTACAAGAACAGATTCAAGAGTTCAACGAATTTGCCGAAAAGCAAGCAGATATAATGTTGAAAAAGGGCAATGACTACGCCAACGAAGACCGACTAAGTAACTTCAAGTTAGTTGCTCAGATTACGGGATTAACGCCCGAACAAGTGATAATGGTTTTCATCGCAACAAAAACGGTGCGGTTGGGCAACCTAATTGCAAGCGGGAAGGCTCCAAATAATGAGTCAATCGAGGATAATTTACTCGATTCGTCAAATTACAATCAACTACTTAACATGATTCGCAATGATAAAACTACTAAGTAATCTCTCTCGAATAACAAGTTTTGGTCGAACCTTAATCGGGTTGGCTGTGGCTGTTGCTGTGTTCTTCTTCCTACGTAGCGTATTGATAGATTGGCACTATAATAAGTACGTGAATCCCGTTGTTGTTGTGAAGGTGGAACAAGCCACTAAGCCGCTGATTATTTCGATTGATAGTCTTACAACCGCCGCAATCGAGTCGGGCCAAAACTTGACAATTGCAACGGGTCAGATAAGCGAATTGCAATTGATTATTCAGACCATCAACGGGCAAAAAAAAACCACCGAAAGCAAGTTGCAATCGGCGGTCCAACAGAACAAAAGATTAGTAGATATGGATAAGGTTGATTTGTTGATAATCAGAAAAAAAATATTCAAAGACGATTCAACTTTTGTGAATTGGTGGGAGCGGTGAGGCCATTCGTGCCTCACGACGCATAGCCTGCCGCATTCCAAAGTATTTTGATTCTTATGTTACTTTAAACGTTTAAGGTAACATATAATCTTTCTTATGTTACTTTCATTACTTCTGTTATAAGCAATTTATGAAGTTTTGCAACCGATGAACATAGCTAAAATTATTGGGCAAATAAAAGACTTCCTCACGTTTATTATTATAAATTATTCGTAAAGAAAAAACAGGGCAAGTCTTATTAAAAGCAATGTCTAAAAAGGTATTATTCCCTATATTTTTTGAATAATAAAAGTATTCGCAATTATCGTCTATTTCTAATTCTTCAAAACCTAATATAATTAGCCAATGTCCTGTTAATATTATAGGTTCTGCATAGTCTGTATATTCTGTCAGAGGGTGTAATGCATAAAATTCTGGATCATCTTCTTCTTGATACATACCAAATTTAGATGAATAATCTTTTTCTAAATGTTCTATGAAATCTATTTTGATAAAATTACCCCTTCTGTCTTTTACAAAATTACCTAATTGTATTTCTGAATTTTTA